GATGCTGCGCCCTGGCATAGGAAAGCCAGGTGCGCCAGTCCTTGGCCCGGTTGGCCAGCCGCCCCTTGGCCCCACCGACCTGCTCCATCGCAGCCCGGTCCTCGGCCTGGTTGGCCAGCACCTGCCCCACCCAGGTGATCGCCTGCATCTGGTACGGGGTGATCAGCCTGCCCTCGCGCTCGCTGACGATCTTGGCTGCCTGCCGGTACATGTCGCCGACGTACTCGTGGGCCCGCACGTCGCTGCCGACCGGGGGGACGTCCTCCGGTGGCAGTTTCACGCCCCGCTTCTTGCCCCGCGCGTAGGTCGCGCCGCGGAGGGCGCCACCAGCCGCGATGTTCAGCGCGTGCGCGTCGATCACCACATGCCCGTAGGGGTCGTCGTCGGCGTCCTTACCACGGGCGATCAGGTGGGCGAAGCTGCGGGTCTTGGGACTGACCAGCACCTCGTCAATGTGCTTGCCGTTCAGGGCCAGCTGGGCCTTCTTGACCTGGTCGCCGCTGATGTAGCCCTGGCCCTTGGGGATCGGCTTGCGATCGTGCCCCACACGGGCGGCCCGGAACATGTTGACCGGCCAGTTGGCCGAGGGGCTGTAGTTGGCCAGCAGGATCGCGCCCTCCTCGGCGTTCCCGCCCGACATCGCCGCAGCCAGCAGGTGGGCGTCGTGATACCAGTGCATGCCCGCATCACGCAGGTCGGAGTCGGTGGCGTCATAGGCGTCGAGCACGTTCTGCACGCTCACCGGGTGCTTCTTGAAGAACGGCATGTCGGCCGGGTCGGGGTAGTCAGCGCGCGGGTTGATCAGCCGCTCGTGGGCGGGCACCTTGTAGCGGTCGAGGCCCTTGCCCGGTGCGTCGGGCGGGGTGTGGACCCACTCCCCCGCATGCGGCATCCCCTTGGGGATGCGCCGCTCGTGCAGCCACGCCAGCCCCGAGGCAAGCTCGATGGCTTCCAGCTGGTTTGACAGCGGCTGGCCACCCTCGCCATACCGGCGCAGCGTGTCCATCATGACCACGTACCAGTCCTCGTGGCCGAGGCGCCGGAACTCGGGCTCGATCTTGTGAAGCTCGCGGGCGTAGTCCGCGGTCAGTTCGGGGTCCATCTCGCCCTCATCGAGCGAGATGAAGGGACTGTCTGAGAACCCGTCCCACTGCGCGGCGCCCATGTCGATCGCGGCCGGCTCGCCACGGTCGTCGATCATGAGGTTGGCGTCGTGCCGGTCGTAGTTGCCGGTCAGCAGGTCGAGCATCCCGATGTCGAACCCAGCCTGCGTCTGGGGCATGTCATCGAACACTTCTGCCGGCGTGTAGCCGTCCCAGTTCCCGCCCGGCTGGGTCTCCTCCTCGGCGTAGCGCCAGGCGACCTTGCCCGGCACCACGTCCTCGATGATCTCCTCTGGGTCGTTCGGGTTGCGCGCGACCGCGGGCAGCCCGGAGCCGCCACCCAGAGCCTGGCTGACGTAGTAGGCCAGTTCCTCGGAGTCGTTGTAGATGGCCTCCTGGCGCTTGCGGAGCACCTTGCTGCCGTCGGGCAGCGTCATGATCTCGGTCACGCCCATCATGCCCTGCTCGGGCTGGTCATCGGGCTTGTCCACGGCTTGGCTGAGCACGCCGCTGGTGAACATGTCTTCGAGCCGACGCACGGGGGCGCTACCGGCCCCGTACTCGCTGACGATGGGCCGGGCTGGCATGCCGGGCAGCCACAGCTGGGTGCCATGGATGTCCATCAGGTGCGGGGGTGGCTCTGCCTGCCTCCCCGCGGCCCGCAGCACCGAGGCCGGCATGGCCCGCGACAGCGGCTCGCGGTTCAGCACCTTGCCGCTGCCCCAGTCGAACTGATAGCGCTTGCCGTCGTCGGCGTCCACTGCGGCGACCATGCCGACCCTGGCCACCACGGTGCCAACCACCAGGCCGGGCTCGCCGACCACCTTGTCCCCGACCTCGGGCTTGCGCTCTCGCGGCCCGTACCCGGCCACCCGGAACAGGCCGGGCCCGCCGCGGACCCAGCGCCCGCCACCGGGCATGCCCTTGGGCACCCGGCGCTCGTGCAGCCACGCGGCGTCGGCTAGCTCAATCTGCTCGCTCAGACTCACTGGCTCTCACGTATCCGTTGTCGAGCTTGGCGAGTTCGGCGTAGGCCTGCTCACCGTGCCGGGCCTGGTACTGGTCGGCCAGCCGCTGGGCCATGGCGCTGTCCCCGGTGAGGTGGTCGCCGTCCTGCCAGATCCAGCCGAGGACGCCCTGCTTGTCGCTGATCCGCAGCGCCATCACAGCGTGCGAAGCTCAGCCAGGTCGGCCCGCAGCGTGGCCCGCAGCGCGGCGATCTTGGCGTTGATGGTGGCCGGGCTCGGGCGTTTCGCGGTCTTTCGCGCGGTTGCGCCGGCTTTCGTGGCGCCGGCCTTGGCCGCAGCGGCCTGCTTGGCGCTGGTCGCAGCCGCGCCCTTTTTGACCGGGGTCGAGGACCGGGACTTGCCGTGGCGGGGTAGCTGGGCCTGCAGCGCGGCGATCTGGGCCCGGATCCCGGCGATCTTGGTGAGCAGAGCCCGGCGCTGGCGGGTGTCGTGCCGGTGCTCCTGACGGGCGGCCTGCTGCTTACGCTTCTTCTGCTGCTGCTGGCCACCGCCCTTGGAGAACTGGCCACCGGCCGGGCTGCCCGCTGCCGCCCGCTGCTCGTTCTGCCAGTTCTTCGACTGCGGGCCACCGGGCGGGGAGCCTAGCTCAACCGCTAGCTCGACCAGCGCCTCGGTGATCTCCCACGGGCTGATCGCGTGGCCGTGGCTGGCCTTGGCGCGGGCCTGCCGCTCGATCTCGCCAGCCTCGGCCCTGGTGGCCGCGCCCTTGACCTCGGGGTGCTTGGACCGGACCATCCACTTGCGGATCGCGGCCCGCGCGATGGCGTAGGCCTTGCCCGAGGGCATGCCGCGCTTCTCGATCAGCGCCTTGACGACCTGCTGCAGATACGGGGTGTGGCCCATGCCCTCGACGTCGTAGAGGCCCGGACCGCCAGGCCTCCCCCGAGGTGCCGGGGTTCGCTCAAGCATGGCGGTCCGGGCACTCAGTTCGGTGGCGAGTCCCTTGATCGCCAGCGCGTTCGGGTGCGGCCCGATGATGTTGAACTTCCGCAACTGGTCGGGCGACATGCCCTTGGCTGAGCGCAGCTTCGCACGGCGGCGGCGGATCAGCGCCTTGGTGAGGGCGCGCACCGACTCCCCGGACTCCCTGATCCACCCGTGGACGAACCCCTTGGGCCCGACTAGCTCGATGGCGTCGTGGTCGCCGGCGTAGCCGATGTACTGGGCCCGCTGAGCGCCCGCGGTCGGGTGGGCGGGCGGCCTGATACTGCTCTGGATGCTGCCGGGGTGCTGCATGCTCTCGTGCAGCGGGTTCTTGATCTTGCCCTCCCAGCCGGTCACACCCGGTGGCACCCGGCGCAGCTGGCGGTTCAGGTCGGCCAGTTCGCGGGTGTGCTTGCCGCCGGCCTCGTGGACGTTGGCCCAGCGGGCCATGTCGAGGTGGATCCGGGCCCGGTGCATGTCCCGCCCGCCGACCGCGCTGGCCACGTTGTGCAGCGCGTTGCGCATGGTCGGCGAGGCGTGCGCCGGGTCGCCCGAGGAGATCCCGGCCCGCTCGGCGAAGTCCTCGATCGCGCGGATGTGCTCGAAGCTGCCGGGCAACGTGCCCGGCGCGAACACCCCGGTCGCTCCGACCTTGATCCACCCGTGGACGTAGCCGTGCGGGCCGACCAGTTCGAGGATGCGGAGAGCGTCCTCTAGCTCGCTGGCGAGCCCGGCTGCCAGCGTGCCCTTCTTGACCGCGGCGGCGATGATGTAGGCGCCGTAGGGGGACCGGCCGCGCTTGCGCAGCTTGTCGTAGATCACCCGCTGGCCCTTGGTCAGCTGGTGCCGGAACACGGCCTCGACCTCGCCCGCGCGGGCGACCGACTCCTTCTTGCTCGGCGTGCCGAGGGCCTCGGACGCGCCCATGGCCTCCTTGAGGCTCAGGTGCCGGCCGAACACGCTGCCCTTGGTGCCAACGAACCCCGGCGTCTGGTGGCCGGGCCCCATGCCGGGCAGTGGCAGGTCAGTCTCGTAGAAGCCGGTGTGCTTGCCCTTGGTCTTGACATTGACCCCGACAGACCGCAGCGCGGGGGCCTGCCCCACGCCCACGTACTTCCAGCCGTGGACGTAGCCCTTCTTGCCGACCAGGTCGATGACCTCGCCGGGCTCGCCCGCCGCGGCTATCTGACCTGTGTTGCCCGCGTTGTCCGGTGCATTGTCCGGTGGCTGGCGGAAGGTGTCGTTGCGGGCCCGAAGGTCTTCCAGATCCTGCACCGCGAGCCGGTGCTGGTGGACCAGGTGCATGTGGTGCTTGGCCAGGGCGTGGCCCTCGTCGTCAGTGATGCCGTGCCGGATCAGGTTGCGCGGGGTGAGCACCTCCATCGCGGCGTCGAGATGGCGCCTGGCGCCCTCGGTTGAGCCCCACATCAGCACCTTGGCCGCGTCCCGCACGTGCGAGCCGGCCGTGGTCTCCGGGTGGTCGGCGTCGATCAGCGAGGCGGTGCGCCGCATCCGGCCCGCAGTCGCGTCCCGGTGCTCGCGCTCACGGGCGTGCTGGGGACGCTGCGGGGAAGCACTGGCTGCCAGATCAAGACTTGCGCGGGGAGTCAGGCTTTTGGGGGCCCACCGGGTGGCGCATTGGACCAGGTGGTCCCGCGCGGTCCAACCCTCGGGTACTGCTGGCTGGCCCACTGAGCGTGCTGCCGGCCCCTGGGGCCAAGCGGCGGTGGGCCGAAGCCACGCTCCTGCCGGATCGCGGCATCCCGGTTGGCCCTGCGCTTGCGGGCGAGGGCCCGCTGCAGCTGGGGCTTGGTCGCACTCTTGAGCGTGACGCCCCTGGGCAGGTGCTCGATGGCATCCGCATCGGCGACCAGGGACCGCCAGCGGCCGAGAGGGTCACGGGGCTCAGCCGGATCGAACGCCAGGTCTGCTGCCACGCTCACCTGATCACCCACCTCATCGGTGGCACCAAGACTAACCGCCGAACCACCCTCGGAACCAGGTGACCAGGCGGCTCAGAAGGAAGGGGCTGCGTCCGGGGGCGGGGCGTTCGGGTCGGCGGGAGCGGCGTCGGGCGGCGTCGTGTCCACGGGGGCCGGTGCGTTCGGGTCCGGGGCCGGGATCGGGTCGGCGGGCGGCGCTGCGTCCGGGGGCGTCGAGGTCGCCACTGCGGAGAGCCCGGTGTCGGCGTTCTGCAGCGAGGCCAGCGCGGAGTGCAGCGGGGACAGGTCCGCGGGCGGGGCGTCCGGGTGGGCGGCGACGTACTGCTGGATCCAGCCGGTCGCGTCGGTCATTTGCTGGCCCACCACGCCGATCGCGTCGGCCATGGACTGGATGTCGGCCTGCTCCTGGCTCATGCCGGTCATGATCACTCCTAGCTTGGTGTCGATCTCGGTCAGTTTCGCAAGCAGCGCAGCCGGGAGGATCTCGTCGGCCGACACCAGCGTGGGCGGGGTGGTGGTCAGGTCGATGAACAGGTACTGGCCGTTTGCCACGGCACCCGACCGTAGCAGCACCAGGCCACCGCTGTCAGGCATAGGCCGGCCTCCGGGCCCTGAACGCCTCACCACCGACAAGTGGCGCACCGGGGAACGGCGGGCCCGGCAGGCACCGGCAGTGCGGGTGGACCGCTCCGGGGTAGCCGATCGGGGGCATCTGGTCGGCGTAGAAGTTGCGGCGGTTGGCCGCCAGGCATTCCGGCGAGGTGCGGCTGTCCCTGCGGGTGTACCAGCCGAGCAGTCGGCCGTAGTCCATCGAGGCGCTGTCCACGTTGGCCGCTGCCTGCGCACGGGCCCAGTTGGCCATCAGGTGCTGCCCGTAGTTGCGCCGCTCGCGGATGACACCGTCGGCCAGCGCCCGCACCAGGGACTCGTCACGGGAGCGCGCCGCGGTGACGTCGGCCTGCAAGCGCCGGGCCGAGGCGACCAGGAACTGGGCCCGGCGCATCAGGTTGAGCCGGGCCACGTGAGCCGTCGCGGGCCCGTGGAAGCCGGTGGTCTCGGGCGGCATGCCCATGACCACCCCGAGCGCGGCCTCCACCACCTTGCGCCTGATCCCCTCGGCGATGAACAGCGGGGCCAGGACGCCCGCCGCTGCGGCGACCGTCGCCGCGGTGGCCAGGACCGCAGCAGCGGCGACCGGCAGCTGCTGGGGTGGCGGCTGCTGAGGTGGCGGCTGCTGGGGGGTGGTCATACGTGCGGCTGGTCCGGTGGCAGCGCGACGTTCTCCACATGCCGGCCCGGCTGCACAGCCACCAGGTCCGGGCGGTGAGTGTGCGGCGCCAGGTAGGCGGCGGCTGCCGACAGCAGGAACGCGATGATGATCGGCAGGCTCTGCTGCTGGTCCGGCGTCAGATGATCATGCAGCCACGGCACGGCGCTGATCAGGATCGTGGACAGGTAGCCAGCGATCAGCGCGGTGGTCGGGCCGGCCACGGCCTTCTGCTCGATCGGCGATGCCCCGCCTAGCCCGGCCATGTGTCGTCCTCCTGCCAGTTGTAGCCCCAGCGCCGGAACCCCCGGCGCGTGAACCCCAGCCGCTTTAGCTCGCGCACGTCGAACGGGTATCGCCACTGGGCCCACAGCCACCAGGCCAGCCGCACGACCCACGGCGGCTGGGGCAGCGGCTCGATGATCTCCCGCGTCAGGTGCTGGCCGCTCATAGCGGGTGGATGGTGACGTCGCGGTCCACGTGCTCGTGGACGGTGTGGCCAAGTGCTATCGCGTGCATCGCCGCCTGGCTCATCAGGCCTGAGACCTCGGACAGGTCGTGCGCGTCCCCGTGCCAGTCGCCCTCGTCGCATATCGCCGTCGCTGTCTCGTGGTTGTCGATCTTGATCTCTGGCATGGCGCCCCCTTGGTGCTAGGCCATGCGTCCCGGTGGCGGGGTCTGTGGCGGGGTGGACGGGGTGCGGGGCGGCTGGCGCTGGGCACCGGGTGCGGGGGTGGTCGGGAGGGACGCCCCAGGGCGAGGTGGCGCCCCTCCCGCCTGGGATGCACGCGCTATACCGACCGCAGCGTTCGCCATCCCGTTCAGTGCCCCTAGCTGGCCTGCCGCCTGCGACGGCATGCCGGGGGGCGCTGCAGCCTGCATCTGCTCAGCGCGCTGGTTGGCCGTCGAAGTGAGCGCGGCATGGACCTGGTCGATGTCTAGCTGCAAGATGCTCGCCATGCGCTCGGTGATCAGGTCGAGCACCTGCAGCGGGATGTGCAGGGCCGGCGCGGCGGCCAGGGTCTGGAACATCGTGAGCAGGGCCTGGATCTGCTCATCCTGCAGCGGGCCGAAGTGCCACTGAGGGTAGACCGCCTCGGTGCCGAAGTTCAGCAGGACCAGCGGCCGGATCAGGTCGAAGCTGATCGACTCGGCGATCTCCTTGGCCACGGCCTGCCGGCTCTTGAGGTAGAAGCTGCTCTGGTCCTGGCTGAGCGCGTAGCTGCCCCGGCCACCCGTGGCCGACCCAGTGAGCGCCATGAACCCAGCCAGGACGCTGTGGGTCTGCCAGGACTCAAGCCAGGCCATCGCGTCCTTGAAGATCGCACCGCCCTGGGCATCCCCCGCCAGCATGTCGAACGACTTCTGGCCGTCGGCCGGGTGGATCAGGCCGACCACCCCGCTGCTCTTGAGCGAGGCGATATCATCGGCGCGCTGGTTGGCCTCGGGCTGGTCGTTGCCGTAGACAATGACGCGCGGCAGCGAAGTGTTCTCCAAGAAGTGATACCACAAATACAGCAGCTTCATTTTCGTCTGGTAACACCAATAGCAGATGTCCATCTCGCTCAGCCCGGTCAATGGCTCGCGCGCCTTGCCGTGCGTATAGACATAGGAACGGATCTCGGGGATATCGACATATCCCGGTATCTGCTGTTTCGGTGTGGTCAGTTGCCCGCCGAACAGCCACACCTGCTGGCGGAATCCCTTCTTGGCGCCGGTCCTGCTGTCGTAGCGGGCCTGGCATGTGGAGGGCGGGCGGAAGGCGATCTTGTCGTAGATGATCTTCCCGTCGCTGTCGCGGATCTTCCAGACCTTCTCGAAGAACGCGCGCCGGAATATCTGGCCCGAGGTGATCTGACCGATGAGGTCCGACACCGGGGTGGCCATCCCGTCGTCGGAATCGGGGGAGGCCATGACTGAGCGCACGAACTCGGCCTCGCCCTTGTCGCCGTGACCCGGCCGGATCTCCCAGTCGGCCTCGCGGATCGGCAGGGTCAGCACGTTCTCGACCGCGGAGCAGATCCCGTCGCGGCGGAACATCGCCTTCATGTCGCGGCTGGTCCACTCGCCGTAGTCGAAGACGTCGCCCGAGCCGTAGTAGGCGAACAGCCGCTGGCCCACATCGAACTGGGTGCCAAGCTCATCAGCGAGCAGCTTGCGCCTAGTGGCCTTCTTGAGGTCGGGGAACTGGACTAGCTCACCCGTCGCTGCGTTGTCCTTGCTCGCCACTACCGCCAGCCCTTGACGTTGCCCCGCGGCCCAGTGAGCGCGGGTTGCTTGTCATCGTCAGCGGGGGCGAACTCATCAATGGTCCACTGCCGCCCAGCGTAGACGCCACCGTGCGCCTGCGACAGCCGGCGGCGCATCTTCGAGTAGGCCGGCTCGCCGACGGTCTCAAGCTCCTCGGCCGCCGCCCAGCGCCGCGGGTTGGCCCGGCCCGGTGGGCCGAACGCGCGCCGCAGGAACGGGCTCATGGCCCACACCAGCGAGTCGAGCCGGTCCGGGCTGCGCTCGCCCTGGGCCCCAGTGAACGTCGCCATCTGGTCCTCAAGCTCAGGCATGTTGGCGTCGGGCACCCGGTGGCCGTCGCGGGTGCTGGCGATGTGGCAGTGCCGGACCAGCCCGCCGTGCTGCTCATACAGCGCCGAGACGGGCTCGGCCCTAGTGCGCTTGCCGTGGCTGGCGTGGATCATCTTGTAGGGGACCGCCACCCGCATCTGCCGCATCACCTGCTGGAAGGTGGCGGTCAGCCAGGCGCCGCCGTGGTTCTTCTCGATGATGATCATCGGCGCGGTGCCGGGGTAGGCCTTGGCCAGCGCCAGCGACTTGCGGATCACCCGCATGGCGAACGGGACCGGCGCCTCCTGCCCGCCCCAGTTCTCGGTCACGTAGATGTGCCCGTCTTCGAGCGGCCCGAGGCCCGCTACCGTGTAGGCCTGCTCATCGCTGGTCTCGCCGCCGTCCGAGGGGTCCACGCCGATCGTGATGTTGGTCAGGATCGGCGGGATGTAGTCGATGCGGATCGAGTCCAGCTGGTCGCGGGTCCACAGGGCGTTGGCGACGTCATCGAGCAGTTCGCCCTCAAGCTCCTGCCGTTCCAGCCGGGTGCCCTGGGCGGCGCCGACCACGGCCCGCAGGAAGGCGTCGGACAGGTTCTTGGCGTTGTCGATCGTGCGCAGCCGCCGCACCACCACGCCGCCCTCGCCGGGGTCGTTGCGGATCATGCGCCGCACGAGCTTGCGCGCGGGCCGGCTGGCCTTGGGCGTGCCGGTGGCGATGATCCGGCTGATGCCGTCGCGGACGGCGTACTTGAGCGACTCGTCCCAGGCCGTCTCCCACTTCTCCCACAGCCCGATCTCGTCGCACCAGGCGCCCTTGAGGTTGCGGCCCTGGATCCGCAGCCCGCCCTCGGCCGCGGAGTCGATGTAGATCACGATCCCGTTGTGCAAGATCACCTGGCCGTAGGTGCGCCAGGCGTGCTTGACCGTCTTGGACCGGTGGTCCTTGATCTCGGCCATCGAGGTGCCCATGGCCCGCAGGATCCCGGCCTTGCCCTCGACGCACTTGGTCCAGGCGTCGGCGTAGGTCGGGGCGATGATCCCGTACTCGCCCTCGCCCTCGGGGTCGGACAGGCACCAGTCGGCCAGGCCCTGGGCCCCGGCGCGGGTCTTGCCGCTGCCCCGCCCGCCCTGGAAGTAGGTGACCCGCCACGGGTCGGACAGCGGCGGGAGCAGCTGGGACGGCCGGGCGATCTTGCGCCACCGCAGCCGCGGGTCGGGGTTCTCGGCCTTGTAGCCGGCCGCGACCCCGGTCAGGACGTCATTGAACGCCATCAGCAGCTACCCTGTGAGGGCGCTGGGCAGTGCGGTACGCCGGTAGTGGCCGTCCGGTGGCGCAGGGAACGCCGTCGCTCACCTGCTCCCA